GGTAATTAAAAGTTAAAAAGAAAGAAATAAAATGGCAGTTAGAAACTACGGCGAAGAATTAGGTTGGGAATTAGATGTTGATTTTCCATCATGGGGTAATACCGAGATTTATGTAAAAACAATCTCAAAAGGTTATTTACTTCCTGGTGAAAAACCAAAAGATGCTTATTGGAGAGTTGCTTCCAAGGTAGCACAGAGATTAAATAAACCACAAATGGCAACCAAATTTTTTGATTACATTTGGAAAGGTTGGTTGAACCTTGCTACTCCAGTCCTTTCAAATACAGGAACCGATAGAGGATTACCTATATCTTGTTTTGGTATTGATGTTGCCGATTCTATTTTTGATATTGGAAACAAGAACTTGGAGTTGATGTTATTGGCAAAGCATGGTGGTGGTGTTGGTATTGGTATTAACCAAATCAGACCTGCCGGTGCAACAATTACTGGAAATGGAACCTCTGATGGAGTAGTTCCATTTTGTAAGATTTACGATTCAACTATTCTTGCAACTAACCAAGGGTCAGTAAGAAGGGGAGCTGCATCAGTAAATTTAAACATAGAACACAAAGATTTTGAACAATGGTTGGAAATCAGAGAACCAAAGGGAGATGTAAATAGACAATCACTTAACCTACACCAATGTGCTGTGATAGGTGATAAGTTTATGAGAAAACTTCAAGATGGGGATGAAACTGCTAGAAGAAAGTGGGGTAAACTACTTCAAAAGAGAAAGGCAACTGGCGAACCATATATTATGTTTAAGGGTAATGTAAACAAACAAAACCCTCCGATGTATAAGGAAAATGGTTTGAAAGTATTCATGACTAACATTTGTTCTGAAATTACTTTACATACCGATGAATCACATTCATTTGTTTGTTGTTTAAGTTCTTTAAACTTGGCTAAATACGATGAGTGGAAGGATACTGATTTGATTTATACCTCAATTTGGTTCTTGGATGGAGTTCTTTCCGAATTTATCCAAAAGGCAAAAGGGTTAAGAGGGTTTGAAAACTCAGTTCGTTCAGCCGAAAAAGGTAGAGCACTAGGATTAGGTGTATTAGGATGGCATACTTATCTACAACAAAGAGGTATTCCATTTGAAGGAATGCCTGCTCAGTTTGAAACTCGTAAGATTTTCTCTCAATTGAAGATAGAATCCGAAAGAGCATCAAGAGACCTCGCATCTGAATATGGTGAACCACTTTGGTGTAAAGATAGTGGATTCCGAAATACTCACTTACGAGCAATTGCTCCAACCGTATCAAATTCCAAATTGAGTGGTGATGTATCTGCAGGCATTGAACCTTGGGCAGCTAATGTGTTTACCGAACAAACTGCGAAAGGAACTTTTATCCGAAGAAATTCGGAATTAGAAAAAGTATTTAAGAAAGTTGGAATCAATACAAAGGAAACTTGGGATAAGGTTTTAGAAGATGGTGGTTCTATTCAAGATATTCAAGAACTAGATAATTGGTGTTTTTGTAATGGTAAAGTAGTAAGATGTGATGAAATTCCTCCACAAGATTTACAAAAAACATTTCCAGTAAAAGATGTATTTAAAACATTTAAAGAAATCAACCAATTGGATTTGGTAAGACAGGCTGGAATAAGACAACAATACATTGACCAGGCAGTATCTTTGAACCTAGCATTCCCTGCAATTGCAGAACCAAAGTGGATTAACCAAGTAACGATGGAAGCTTGGAAACAAGGTGTAAAAACACTTTATTATATGAGAACTGAATCAGTTCTAAGGGGAGATATTGCAACTAAGGCTATGGATCCTGATTGTTTAAGTTGTGACGGCTAAGTTATATTAATTAAAAAAAGGAGGAAAAAATGATAGAAGTAAAGAAATTCTCAGCATCTTGGTGTGGGCCGTGTAAGATGTTGGCACCAATAATGGAAGGTATAAAACCAAAATTTAAAAATGTAAATTTTGTAAATATAGATGTAGACCAGCAGTTTGAAGTAGCTTCAAAATACGCAATTCGTTCAGTTCCTACGGTAGTGATTGAAAAAAATGGTAAGGAAGTGAAAAGATTCACAGGTCTTCAATCAGCAATGGCATACGAAAGTGCTATAAATGAATACAATAAATAATAGACGAGGAGAAAATCATCCTCGTGCAAAACTCACAAATGACCAAGTAAGACAGATTAGAGACCTCTACTCAAAGGGGTTCTCTACATCTGTTATATGTAAAAATTTCAAAGTGAGTAAATGGAATATAGAAGAAATAGTTAAGAAAAAGACATGGACTCATATATAGTCCAAAAAATTTGGATATATTAGATATTTTTTCTATCTTTGTAGAAGTTTTTAAATTAGTAAAATGCGAATATTAAAGTGTAGATTTGAAAATAATGAGTCTATCCAAAATCTTAATTTAGATAACCTAACAATGGTGGTTACTGAATATGATTTAGATAAACAGCGTGTTCTTAAAAGAAAAAAACTTGTTAAAGGAACTTCCTTATTCAATGACAAGCATGATTTTTTAACACATTATGTTGGAATGCCGGAATTTAAATCAAAAAAGATTGAACCATTCCATAAAGTAATATTTCATACCAATAAAACATCAAAGGAATTATCCGAAATATTTGACCAACCTATAAATGACGAGACTAAAAGTATTTGGTATCCAAAATTAGTTCCTGGTAAACATGCAAAGTATAGAGTAGTTGGTGGTAATACTTTTGAAAATCGTTATCCAATTTATGTAATCAGTAAAGGTAGGTCAGAAACTTGTAAAACAAGCGTTCATTTATCACAAATGAATGTTCCACATAATGTGGTAGTAGAACCAGATGAAGTCCAAGCATATAAATCAAACTTGGATTTAAATTATGCAAATGTTATTGAACTAGATATGTCCTATAAAGACACCTATGATACTTTTTCAGACATAGGTGAAAATATGGGAACTGGGTCTGGACCTGCTAGAAACTTTTGTTGGCAACATAGTATAGATAATGGATATAAGTGGCATTGGTTGATGGATGACAATGCAGTTGAAGGTTTCTTTTGGATGTATCAAAACACCAAAGTCAAATGTAGAAGTTGGGCATTCTTTGATGCAATAAATGATTTTGTGGATAGGTATGATAATCTCGCAATCGCAGGGTTAAATTATTCTTCGTTATGTAAGATGATGGATTATACACCTCCTTATGTAATGAACACGCGTATTTACTCATTCTTACTTATCAGAAATGATATACCTTACAGATGGAGGGGTAGATACAATGAAGATACTGATTTAAGTTTAAGAGTTCTAAAAGGAGGGTGGTGCACCGTTTTATTCAATTCATTCTTGGCTGGTAAAATCACTACACAAAAAATGAAGGGTGGAAACACCGATACCATCTATAAAGAAGGAACCCTTGGTAAATCTGAAATGTTAAAACAAATGCATCCTGATGTAACCGAAGTTACTTGGAAATTTAACAGATGGCATCACCAAGTAGATTATAGTGGATTTAAACAAAAACTAAATCCGATTGTTAATATTAGTAAATTACCAGAAGTGAATAACTATGGTATGAAAATAATTCATACTGAAGAGGAATTGACAAGTGATTATAAACCATTTTTGGAGTCTAAATATAAAGACTTACTCCATAATCACCAACAACCTCAATTAACTCAATATGATGATGTTGTTAGATTACAGCCAACAACCAAGTTTTTTTCCTTCAACTAATTAGGAATTTTAAATATTATTTCGTATCTTTGTACAAAGAAAAAATATATGGCAGCACGAATTAAATTTGTAGACACAACTGAAAAAGAACCAGTAATTAAAGGAACACCAAAAGTTCCAAAGGAATTCTCAAAGAAACTTGTAAGTATGGATGGTACACAAGTTGTTTATTTCATAGACAAAGATTGGGGGTATAAGAACCGATTATGGCCGGTGATGAGAGTATTTAACTTACATCCTATATATCCAAATTTTTGTGAAATCACAATACCAATTAAAAGAGTAGATGAAATTAAAAAATAATTAATGGCATACCAAAACGCGTACTACCAACGAGAAAAAAATTTAATGCATATATGGGATGATACCTTGGGGTATCGTTCGTTCCCTTATACACGATATGCATACGAAAGAGCAACAAAAGGGGAGTATACATCAATCTATGGTGATAGATTAACAAAGATATATAAATTCACCAAGGAAGACCCAGATCTTTTTGAATCAGATGTACCCGAAACAACAAGAACTTTAGTAGATTTATATTCCACTTCAGATGACCCATCAGTTGGCCATGTTATCTTGACATACGATATTGAGTGCGAGATGACAAGTGGACTGCCAAACCCATCAGAGGCAACAAACGAACTTACATCCATTGCATTGCATGATTCTGCTACTAATCAGTACTGGGTATTGGTTATGGATAAAAAAGGACTGATGCAGGAAAAGGTTGTTAATAATGCAATCGTAATCCCTTTCAGACACGAAGAGGATATGTTGTTGAAGTATTTGAATTTATACGAATACATCAATCCATCAATTGTCACGGGTTGGAATATTGATTACTTCGATACTCCAATGTTGTATAACCGAATTAAAAGATTATTGGGAGAAAAACATGCAAACCGTTTATCACCTATTGGAGAATGTTTCTGGTCACCATATCGTAAAAGATATTTCATGGCCGGAGTTTCGTATTTGGATTACATTGAACTTTATAAGAAATACAACTATGGTGAACTTCCAAACTACCGATTAGATACCGTAGCCCAAATCGAATTGGGTAGAGGTAAGGTAGAATATCAAGGAAACCTAGACCAATTATTCAGAGATGATATTGAAAAGTTCATTGAGTATAACTTGGTGGACGTGGAGTTGGTAGTAGAGTTTGATAAGAAATTACAATTTATTGACCTATGTAGAGGTATCTGCCACGCAGGTCATGTGACATACGAGGATTTTGTATATTCATCAAAATATCTTGAAGGGGCTATGTTGACATATCTTCGTAGAAAGAACTTAGTTGCACCAAACAAACCGGCAGATAGAAGAGAAAAGATGGCAGCATTGAATGAGGCTGGAGAATCTAAATTTATTGGTGCGTATGTAAAAGACCCTATTGTTGGTAAGTATGATTGGATATACGATTTGGATTTAACTTCACTATATCCATCAATCATTATGACAATTAACATCTCGCCCGAAACCAAAATTGGTAAGATACAAAATTGGGATGCTAATAAATTCATCAAGGGTGAGATAGATTATTACCAACTAGATGGAGAAAGAATAAGTAAAGAGAATCTTAAAAAGTATTTAGAAGAATCCAAGTATTCAGTTGCATCAAATGGTGTTCTTTATACACAAGATAAGGTGGGATGTATTCCTGGTATTCTTGACCTATGGTTTCAACAACGAGTAGAGTTCCGAAAGTTGGAAAAGAAATATGGTAAAGAAGGTGATATGGAAAAGTACGCCTTTTATGCCAAGAGACAATTGGTTCAAAAGATTCTATTGAACTCCCTTTATGGGGTATTAGGATTACCTGCTTTCCGATTCTATGATATTGATAATGCAGAGGCAGTAACACTTACTGGCCAGACCGTAATTAAATCTACGGCAGATATGGCTAATATCAAATACAATAAGGAATTAGGTACAAAAGATGTAGATTCTAACATCTATATTGATACTGATTCAGTATTCTTCTCAGCAGTACCTTTGATGGAAAAACGATTCCCGAATTGGAGGTCCGAAACACAAGATGTGATTGCAGGGTATGTAGATGGTATTGCAGGTGAAGTCCAAGATTACCTTAACAATTTTTATGATATCCTTTCAGAAAAGGTATTTAATGTACCAAAGGATAAACACCGATTTGAGATTAAAAAAGAATTCGTAGCCAAATCAGGACTTTGGGTAGCAAAGAAAAGATACGCCCAATGGATTATCATGAATAATGGTGTACCGATGGATAAATTGGATGTGAAGGGATTGGATGTTAAAAGGTCATCATTCCCCAAGGCTTTCCAAGATATCATGGCAGAAGTTCTTATATCAATTCTACGAGGTGAAACCGAACAAGAGATATCAGATAAAGTTCTAGCGTTCAAAAAGAAAATGACAAAGTACGATGTAAAGGATGTTGCCAAGAACGCACCCGTAAAGGAACTTTCTAAATACATGGGTAAGAAAAGACAACCATTCCAAGTTGAGAAAGGAACACCTGCTCACATCAAGGCAGCCATAGCATACAACGATTGTTTGAAACACTTTGATTCCCCCTTCAAATATACACCAATGCAGAATGGCGATAAAATAAAGTGGGTATATCTAAAAGATAATCCACTTGGATTAGATGGATTGGGATTTACTGGGTATAATGACCCACAAGAGATTATAGATTTTGTGGCAACTTATGTAGACCATAATAAAATCTTTGAAAGAGAGTTGAAAGGTAAATTACAAGATTTCTTTGATGCAGTTGGGTGGGGTGAAGTAGTGAGTGAGCAAAGAACGGCAGAAAAGTTTTTCTCCTTCTAATTTGGAATTATCAACTATTCTTCGTATCTTTGTAAAATAGTATGACAATATGTCAGTATATCCCATATTGGTATGGGGTATGTAATATACAAACTAAATAATAAATTAAAATAAAGTTATGGCAAAACAATTAAAGTTCAATTCCGAAGCAAGGGAATCACTAAAAAAAGGTTTAGATACTCTCGCTGATGCAGTAAAAGTAACTCTAGGACCTGCTGGTAGAAATGTTCTACTTCAAAAGAAACAAGGTCAACCACATATCACCAAGGATGGGGTATCGGTAGCAAAAGAAATTGAGTTAGAAGATGTATTTGAAAACATGGGTGCTCAACTTGTAAAAGAAGTATCCCAACGAACTGCAGATTCTGCCGGTGATGGAACAACTACTGCAACCGTTCTTGCACAAGCAATTGCTCAAAAGGGCTTTGAGTTTGTAAATGAAGGAACAAATCCAATTTACCTTAAAAGAGGTATGGATAAAGCAGTTAAAGTTGTAGTTGAAGAATTACAAAAACAAGCTGTGGTAGTTGGTTCTGATAGAGAAAAAATCAAACAAGTAGCAACCATTTCGGCTAATAATGATTCATCTATTGGTAATCTAATCTCAGATGCTTTTGAAAAAGTTGGAACTGATGGAGTAATTACCGTTGAAGAATCCAAGGGATTGGAAACCTCAATGGAGTTAGTAGAGGGTATGCAATTTGATAAAGGGTATATGTCATCTCACTTTGTGACTAACCAAGATAAAATGACAGCAGTATTGGAAAATCCATACATCTTAACTTATGATGGTAGAATTTCTAATATGAATGATATTCTCCCACTATTGGAAGGAGTATCACAACAATCTCGTTCCTTGTTGATTATCGCAGATGATGTTGAGGCAGAAATCTTGGGAACTTTGGTAGTAAATAAACTACGAGGTCTATTGAGTACTACTTGTGTTAAGGCTCCTGCATTTGGGGATAGAAAAAAACAAATCCTTGAAGATATTGCAATCCTAACAGGTGGAACATTCATCACTCCAGAAATGGGATATAAATTGAGTGAAATCACTTTGGATGATTTAGGTACTTGCGAGAAAGTAACCGTAGGTAAAGATTCAACTACACTTGTAAATGGTAGTGGTTCGGTAGAGGATATTCAAAAGAGAATCCAACAAATCAAAGTTGAAATCGAAAATGCTTCATCTGATTACGATAGAGAAAAACTACAAGAAAGATTAGCAAAACTTTCAGGTGGAGTTGCAGTTCTTTACATCGGAGCAGGTTCAGAGGTAGAACTGAAAGAGAAGAAGGATAGAGTAGATGATGCCCTTCAAGCAACTCGTGCAGCAATTGAAGAAGGTATTGTAGCAGGAGGTGGAGTTGCCCTTCTAAAATGTGTTCAAAAGGTAGAGGAGTTGGTTCAAAATGGTGGACTAGATGAAGCTGAACTGAAAGGTGCACTTGTAATTTCTTTGGCAATCCAAGAACCAATTAAACAAATCTTGGAAAATGCTGGACTAGATTCGTATGACATCATCAAATCACTATTTATTCATTTTGATGTAGATGGTGGTGAAACCATGGGATATGATGCAAAAACTAATGAATTTGTAGATATGTTCTCTGCTGGTATTATTGACCCTAAAAAGGTGACTCGTGAAGCAATTCAAAACGCAACTTCGGTAGTTGGTATGATTCTAACAACTGAATGTATGGTAGTAGATAAACCAGAGGAAAAACAAAAGTTTCCTATGATGCCACCAATGATGTAAAATAAATGGAGAAAGGTTTGATATGCTCAGATTTTTTTCGTATCTTTGTAAAAACTTAAAATAAATTATAATGGAAAAACAAAAATTAAATCGTTTCGTACAGAAGTACACTCTCGCTGGTTTGGTAGAATCAGTAAAATGGGAATCAAAAGATGGTTCTTTAAACACTTCATTCATTTCTGATGATAAATCCGTATTGGGTTCAGTTAGTATGCAAGAATTTGATGGTTCGAATGCAACACTTGGTGTGTATGATACCACAAAACTAACTAAAATGTTATCGGTTCTTGGTGATGGTGTAGATTTTGCAATCCAAGATATTGATGGTAAGGCAGTATCTTTGAAATTTAAGGATAAATCCACATCAGTAAATTATATGTTGGCTGACCTTTCGGTTATTCCAAATGTACCTGATTTGAAACAACTTCCAAACTTTGATGTGAAGATTAAGTTGGATTCGGCTTTTATCAACACTTTTATCAAGGCCAAAGGTGCTCTTGCAGATGAAAATAACTTTACATTTACTTTTAAGGGTGGTAAAGGACAAATTAGTATTGGACATTCTAATATCAATACTAACCGAATTGATATTGATGTTGATTGTGAGTGTGAAGGTGATATTCAACCAATCTCATTCTCAGCAACATACCTAAAAGAAATTCTTGTGGCTAACAAAGAGGCATCTGATGCTACATTGAATATTTCTACTCAAGGTCTTTCTCATATTCATTTTGAAATTGACCAATACACTTCAGATTATTATTTAGTTGAGATTCAATCCTAATAATGAAGTTTTATACACGAAGTAAATTTTCTAATCATTACAAAAATAAAAATAAGTTATATGAAAGATTATTCAATAGAACAATTAGAAGAAAACTACAATAAATTTATTGAGTTTTTGAAGAAGGTGTTTAAAAATAACCCTGATAGATTAGAAAATTTACTTCATATGTATTCGGAAACCGAATTAGGAACCGAACTTACTATTGCCCCTGCAAGTGGGAAACTACATTTTCACTCTGCGTATGTAGGTGGTTATATTGACCATGTTATGAATGTGTGTAGAAATGCATTTGGTATCAAGAAACTATTTGCAGAACAAGGTGGTAGAATCAATTTTACTGATGAAGAATTATTTTTTGCTGCACTTCATCACGATTTGGGAAAACTTGGTGATGGTGAGAAACCACATTATATCCCAGAAGAATCAGAGTGGCATAGAAAAAATCAAAACTCTGCATTTAAAATCAATCCCGAACTTTATTATATGGATGTGACTGATAGAGCACTTTGGTTGTTGAATCAGTATGGTATAAAATATTCTCAAAATGAAATGTTGGGAATTAAAATGGCAGATGGATTGTATAATGAAGGTGCCAAAAAATACTTTATCAATTACTCCGATGGTGGTGAATTGAAAACCGAACTTCCATATCTTATTCATTGGGCAGACCACATGAGTTGTAGAGTAGAAGGTAGTTTATATAAAAATTGGTTAGAGGGAAAGTAAAATCAATGAAAGTACACACTAGTAATAAAGAAAAAGTAAAAGAAATATTAGATAATACCCGAATCAAAGGTAAGTTCTGGGATTATACCTTGTATTATGAATTGGATTATGGCCACTTGAATGGGCATGATTTGGAAAACGATGATTGGTTTGATATGCCAGAATTCAAGTGGTCTGATTCATTACACGATAGGTATGTATTTGAGGTTCAGTTAAATAATGAGATGGAACGTGCTGAGTTCTTTAAAATGTTTAACCATAACCCAACTGTGCACAATTACATTCATTACGAGTTAGATGAGCACCCATTAAAGGAACACGAATACGAGTTCACCCATAAGATACATCCAAAGTATCCTATTTATGTTATTACAAAGGGTAGATGGGAGAAAACTATGACTATTGATTCGCTTGAAGAGATGGGTATTGATTTTCGTATTTGTGTAGAACCTAGTGAATATGATAATTATATTGCAAATCCAAGAATAGATATCAACAAAGTAATCAAATTACCTGAGAATTTTAGTGAAAGAAAACAAGGTGGTATCCCTGTGAGAAACTTTGTATGGCATCATTCAGTAGAAAGAGGGTATGAAAAACATTGGATTATTGATGATAACATCTTGGGATTTTTTAGATGGAATGAGAATACCCAAAAGAAGGTAAAAGATGGTGTATTTTTTAGAATCATGGAAGATTTTAGTGATAGGTATGAAAATCTAGGATTAGTATCTTGTCAGTATGCATCATTCATTCCAGCAATAGATGTTGGTAGAGGTCAATTCATTAGAAATACGCGTACTTATTCTTGTATCCTAATCAACTCAAAGTTATTAGATGAACGATTGGAAGAGCGATGGAGAGGCACTTATAACGAAGATACTGATTTATCCCTTAGAGTATTATCAACTGGAGATTTGTGTACCGTAAACTTCAATGCCCTATTATCGGGTAAACAAACAACGGGTAGTATGAAAGGTGGAAATACCACTACTATTTATGAATTCGGTAAAGATTCCCAACAAGATAAGTTTAGTGGATTACAAAAAAAGTTTGATGAGTTAAAGAAAAATTGGGGAGACATCGTAACTTTTACAAATAAGAGACACAAAGATGGAAGACCACATCATCATATTGACTATACTAAATTGTTTAAACAAGAATTAGTATTAAAGAAGGGGATTGAAAGAACCCCAAAGGTAAACAATTATAATATGAAATTAGTTAAAAAATAATCCTCATGGCATTCTTTGCAGATAATAACGAAACACAAAAACCAGATAATTCACTTTGGGTAGAACAATACAGACCAACTACCTTGGAAAACTATGTTGGTAACGAACACCTAAAAGATAAAGTAAAGGGTTATATTGAAAGTGGTGATGTTCCACATCTACTTCTTTATGGAAGGGCAGGTACTGGTAAAACTACACTAGCCAAATTGATTACAAAATCGGTAGAGTGTGATTATATGATTATCAATGCATCTGATGAAAACAATGTGGATATGGTAAGAAACAAAGTAAAGGGTTTTGCCTCTACCGTTGGATTCAAACCATTGAAAATTGTTATCCTCGATGAGTTTGATTATATGTCTCAGAACGCACAAGCAATTCTAAGAAACTTGATGGAAACATTTTCCAAACATTGCCGTTTCATTTTGACTTGTAATTATGTAGAGAAAGTAATTGAACCAATCCAATCTCGTTGTCAAACTTTCCAAATTGTACCTCCAACTAAGAAGGATGTTGCAATTCAAATTTCTAAAATTCTTAAATCTGAAAATGTAAAGTTTGAACCAAAGGATTTAGTACCTATTATTGATGCTGGTTATCCTGATATTCGTAAGATTATCAATACTTGTCAATTAAATTCGCACAAAGGAGAATTAAAGGTAGATGTCCAAAACTTATTGGAAAACGATTACAAGATGAAAATCTTGGATATTCTTAAATCAAATGATGATAAAAGAAATCGTTATATGAAACTCAGACAAACCCTGATTGATAGTAGAGTGACAGATTTTACTGAATTGTTTACCCTACTTTATGATAAGGTAGATGAATATGCACCATCAAACACTGCTAATGTTATCATCGCCCTTTCACAAGGACAAACTAATCATTTTCATTCCATAGATAAAGAAATCCCTATGGCCGCTTGTTTGATTGAAATAAATTCTTTATTGTAATGGCAAAATCACTTTTTGATCATATCAAGGCAGTGACCCAAGAACAAGACCCAAAGTATTGGGATAAATTGGATGAATCAGATAGAAAATCGTGGAGCAATTACATGATATTCCGATTCCTTTCAATGAATCCTGATTGGGTTGGTATGGTTGCTCAATTACAACCATATCTACAAGAAGTACCACCAAAGGCTTGTTACTTGGCATTGATTGATTTGATTCCTAAGACTCGGGCCTTTCTAAAATACATGAAGGCCAAATCGGAAGATTCATACGAAAAGTGGTTAGTTGAATTAGTATCAAAACATTACGAAACAAACCAAATACAATCAGAAGAGTATCTAAAAATTTTATATAATTCGCGTAAAGGCAGAGAACGAGTAAAAGAGTTATGTGAAATGTATGGAGTAGAACCTAAAGTTATAACAAAATTAAAACTAAATATATAATATGGAAACAAATTTTCAACCACTTGGTGACAGAGTTTTAGTAAAACCAGACCAAGTAGAACAAAAATCAAAAGGAGGATTGATTCTAAATGATTCAATCAGTAGAGGACAGAAAATTGTAGGAGAAGTCATTGCAGTTGGTACTGGATTATTTTCTCAAACTGGTAATTCAATTCCAATGAGTGTGAATGTTGGTGATAGAGTTCTTTATTCAAAAGATGAGGCAACTAATAAACTGAAATTGGGTGATGAAGAATACTTATTATTCAGAGAACATGAACTAATTGGAATTTTAAAGTAATGACATCAAAAGAATTCGTCCTTTGGTTACAAGGATTTACTCAAGGAGTACATGAATACAATATAACACCCAAACAATGGGATGCATTAAAAGATACATTGGCAAAGGTTAATGATGAACCAACACTAACTTTTCCAATCAATACTCCAAATACTGCACCAAATACACATTCGTTTCCTACTTGGCAACATCCACATTTAGTTAATGTTCCAAACTTAGGCCCAAATAATCCATTTACAGTAAATGGTAATCCGGTTTCATTTGGAACAACAACTGGTGATAGTTCTATTACATACGCAACTCCACAATTTGTAACATTAACTACATCTGGAACTGCATCTGGATATCCGAGTGGGAGTAGTTGGCACTATACCCTCACACAAACAGAACCAACTCCATCAACTTCTGGAAAACAATTACTAACTGAAAATCAAAATTAAAATACAAGTTATATGAATTATCATCTTACTTACGATGACATCCAATTAGTACCACAATATTCTCATATTCCTTCCAGAACCCAAATCAATCTCAACACTCTCGTATCAAGAAGATATGGTCTTTTAAATCCACTCGTAGCGTCTCCAATGGATACGGTATGCGGAGAAGAAATGGCCTTCAAAATGTTCTTGATGGGGGGTGTTGGTTGCATTCATAGATTCATGAGTATTGAAGAGCAATCCATAATTGTAAAATCATTATATTATAAAATTTATGGAGAAGGCTTCGGTGGACCTTTTGAAGATTGGGGTATAATGTATGATACATGGCATTCAGAAATTGCCCAAATACCTATTATGGCTGCAATAGGAGTATCAGAATCAGATAAAGAACGAGCCAAATCACTAGTTGATAGCGGAGCAAATATCCTTGTGATAGATGTTGCTCATGGTCACCACAAAAATGTTTTAGAAATGATAAAGTGGTGTAAAAACAATCTTGATGACAAAGTTGATATCATAGCTGGTAATATCGCTACTGCCCAAGCTGCAATGGATTTAGAAAAAGCAGGAGCAGATGGGCTAAGAGTTGGTATCGGTGGAGGTTCACTTTGTACAACAAGAATAAAAACAGGTTTTGGTATACCAAATGTAAGTTGTTTGGAGGAAATCATTAAAGTTGCTAAAACTCCTGTTATGGCAGACGGGGGGATTAGAACATCTGGTGATATTTCTAAAGCACTTGCATTGGGGTCAAGTTCTGTAATGTTGGGTTCATTATTAGCAGGAACAGATGAAGCTCCTGGTAAAATAATTGAAACTCCAAAAGGTCTCTACAAAAGATATAGAGGTTCGGCATCGTTAGAGACTAAATCGGTTCATGGGCAACAAGAAAGAAATGTGGAAGGAGAATCAACAACAATCCCATACAAAGGTGGAGTAAAATTCATCATCAATGGTTTATTGGATGGTGTGAAATCCGCATTATCTTATGGAGGTGCGAGTTCATTAAAAGAATTCAGACCCCCGTATGTTGTAGTGACGAATTCGGGAATCAATGAGGCAAAACCACATTTATTGTAGAGTAGTAAAGTGTTATGTTTAATTTAAAAAAAAAGAAAAAAAGTATGAAAAACAATTTAAAAAACTTAATGAAGTTTAGTTTTGTTACTTTGCTCATGTTGATGATGAGTTTTACTGCGTATTCGCAGGGGGTAACAACTGCTAGTATTTCAGGTCAAGTTGGGTCAAACGAAGGTGAATCATTGCCGGGAGCAGTAATTACCGCAGTACATACCCCATCTGGAACTAAATACAATGCGGTATCTAACACGGAAGGTAGATATTTCATTCCAAACATGAGAATTGGTGGACCTTATGTAGTATCTACATCCTTTATTGGTTATTCCGTATCAAAAGTAGATGGTGTATTTTTGAGTCTCGGTGTAACCTCAAATTTAGATTTTTCATTAAAAACTGAAGAATCAGTATTAGGTGAAGTACTCGTTGTAGGTGAAAAAAATCCAGTATTTAGTTCTGAAAGAACTGGTGCATCCACTGGTATTACCAATCAAAACTTGAATAGATTGCCAACTATTTCAAGAAGTATTAATGATTTTACACGATTGACTCCGCAAGCATCTGGTAACTCTTTTGCTGGACAAGATGGTAGATTGAACAACATTACAGTCGATGGTTCTTACTTCAATAACTCATTTGGTTTGGGTTCTGGTTCTAACCCAGGTGGTAGAACAGGTGTATCTCCAATCTCATTGGATGCAATTGAACAAATTTCAGTAAATGTGGCACCTTATGATGTGAGACAAGGTAACTTTACTGGTGCTGGTGTAAACACCGTAACCCGTTCAGGTACAAACGAATTCTCTGGTTCTGCTTACTATTTTTGGAGAAATAATAACAATGTAGGAACTAAGGCAGGTGAAAACACCTTCAACCCTGGTGATTTTACTTACAAACAACAAGGTTTCAGAGTTGGTGGTCCAATTGTTAAAGACAAACTATTTTTCTTCGCATCTTACGAAGATGACTCGGAAACAAGACCAGGTACTACATGGAGAGCTAATAATGGAAGTGAACCAATTACTGGTAATGTAACTCGTGTTCTTAAATCCGATTTAGATGGATTGAGTACTTTCCTAAGAGATAAATTTGACTACGAAACTGGTCCTTATCAAGATTATGATAACGAAACTTTATCTCAAAAATTCTTGGTAAAGTTTGACTACAACATCAACGATAAGAACAAATTGAGTTTGAGATACAACCACTTAGATTCGTCTACTGATGTCTTGATGTCAGGTTCTTCCTCTCTAGGTTTCGGTAACCGTAACTTCAGACCTGAGGCTTTGAACTTCCAAAACTCAAACTACAGCATCATGGAGAATATTCGTTCCGTAGTTGCTGAATTGAATACAAAAGTTAGAAGTAATGTAAGTAATAACTTGATTGTTGGTTATACCTACCAAGACGAAAGCCGTGGATATAAAGGAGAATTCTTCCCAATGGTTGACATTCTAAACAATGGTGCAACTTATACTTCATTTGGGTTTGAACCATTTACACCAAACAATGAACTTAGATATAAAACTTTCCAAGTTCAAAACAACCTTCAGATTTTTGCTGGAAACCATACAATTACAACTGGTTTCACTTATGAAAAGTATCAATCTGAAAACGTGTTCTTCCCTGGTTCTCAATCAGTATATGTTTATAACTCTTTAGATGATTTCTACAAAGACGCAAACAACTTCTTGGCAAACGGAAATAAAACTGCTTCAGGAGTTAATTTGAGAAGATTCCAAGTAAGATGGAATAACATTCCTGGTTCCGAAAAGCCAGTTCAACCTTTAGAGGTAGATTATTTCGGACTTTATGCTCAAGACGAGATTCAAGCAAGAAAGAACCTTAAATTTACTGCAGGTTTAAGATTTGATATTCCCTACTTCGGTGAAACTGCACTAAGAAACCCTGAAGTGGAAACAATGTATTTCAGAAACGAAGATGGTAGATTTGTTAATTTCAGAACAGACCAACTTCCTGAGCCAAATATTTTATGGTCTCCACGAGTAGGTTTCAACTGGGATGTTTTCAGTAATCAAAAAACTCAGTTTAGAGGTGGTTCGGGTGTATTTACTGGCCGTCCAGCGTATGTATGGATTTCCAATCAAGTTGGTAACAACGGTATCTTGACTGGTTTTGCTCAATTGGATAACACAACTACAAGACCATTTAATCCTAATCCTGATGCATACAAACCAACTCAAGTTTCAGGTACACCGGCATCTTCTTACGAACTTGCTTTGACCGAACCTAACTTCAAATTCCCTCAAGTTTGGAGAACAAATGTGGCAGTTGACCAAAAATTACCTTTGGGAATCATTGCTACTGCAGAATTTATTTATAGTTCTGATGTAAATGGTGTGGCATATTATAATGCAAACCTACCTGTGGCAACTTCACAATTTAATGGACCTGATAATAGATACAGATGGGCTGGTAACAGAATCAACTCAAAGATTCCTAATGCAGTTACACTTTCTAACCAAGCTCTTGGATATTCCTGGGTAGGTTCATTCTCATTGGAAAGACCATTTAGTAATGGGTTGTTTGTTAAAGGAGCTTATAGTTATGGTGAAACCAAAAATACAGTAGACCCAGGTTCAATTGCATCAGGTACTTGGTTTGGTAACCCTATCACATCCGACCCTAACAATCCTGGACTAGGTTTCTCTTCCAACTTCATGGGCCATAGAGTATTTGCTACCGCTAGTTATAGTAAAGATTTCTTCAAATTCGGTAATACTTCAGTTTCCGTATTCTGGGAAGGTAGAACTCTTGGAAATGCAAGTTATGTATTCGGTGGTGACTTGAATAATGATGGAGGTACATCAAATGACCTTATCTATATTCCAGCTACAAAAGAGGAAATGAATTTCCAACAATATACTGCAAGTGGAAAAACATTTACCGCTGCTGAACAAGCAAATGCATGGGAAGCGTATATTCAACAAGATAAGTACCTAAGTGCAAACAGAGGTAAATATGCAGAAAGAGGAGCTGTAATCATGCCGATGATTTATAGAGCAGATTTATCTTTCGCACAACAATTATTTACTAATATCAAAGGAAAGAAAAACGCCTTGGAATTCAGAGTCGATGTTCTTAACTTGGGTAACTTGTTGAACTCTGATTGGGGTATTGGACAAACATTCAATACAACTCAACCATTGGTTGTACCTTCATCTGCACAAGGTGGACCGGCAAGTGCCGATGGAAGACCTCAATACAGATTGAGAAACTTTGGTACTGATTTAGTTACAACAACTTACAGACCAACCGTAGGAGTATCCGATGTATGGAGAATGCAATTCGGTTTAAGATATAGTTTTAATTAAGTAAAGAGATATTTATAACTCGGGGGAGGGCATAATCCTCCCCTTTTTATTATGAATACATCAGAATTATTTACCGTAGTCATACCTTCTTATAATGAGGAAAGGTATATATACAATACTTTGTGGTATTTATCAAGACAAAATCTTAAAACAAAAATTCGTGTTATTATTTGTGATGCAAACTCAACTGATAAAACACTAGAACATATATCAAAAGCAGATAACGATTTTGAAAACCTTGAAATAGAAATCAGAACTGGTGGAAGTGTAGCCTATGGTAGAAATAAAGGAGCAGAATTAGTTAATACACCTTTTATTCTATTTTTAGATGCAGACTCAGTTTTATTAAACCCAGACACAATATCAGAAACTCTACAAAATGCATTTGATTATGATATCATTGGTTGTAAACTAAAATCAACTATTGATGGTCTATACTCTTGGTTAACTTGGAAAGGTTTTGAATTTATAAGAAGGATAATGCCAGAAACATTTTGTACTGGTTGTTATTTTTTCATATCAAAACAAAAATTTATCCAATTGGGTGGATTTAATGAAACATTACAAAACTCCGAAGATTTTTGGTTGAGTAAACAAATACCAAAATCAAGATTTAAACTACTTGATAAATACATCGGACAAGATGATAGACGATTTAAAAAAATGGGAAACCTTTCATTTCTAAAAAATATTATTTTAACTTATTTGAATAAGAATAATATAAATTGGTTTAGAAATGATGTAGGATATTGGAAATAGTATTAAAGATATTAGGATTATAGGAAAAAAATTCGTATATTTACTCAATAAACTATAAACTATATGATATACAATCCTGAAAATCCACTAACCGAAGAAGAATTAGATAAACTTGGTAATGAAGATTTTGATAGTTTCCTTGATTATCTTGACCAAAAAGCCAATTATCTCAAACAATTTACAAAGCCATTAGATACTTATCATTTGAAGAAATTTGCTTCATTAGATGCTACTGATAAGGGTGAGATGTTAAATGATGATGATATTGCTAGACTAAACAAGTTGGGTAGAAAAAACGAAGAAATTGGGTTTGATAAAGAAATTCATCAAGATTGGATTAAAAAGAAAAATGAAGTATTAAAAAACACTGGTGTAAAAAATGTAAAGACACACCGTTCACAATGGTTTGATTAAATAAAAAAAGTTATGGCACAATTAATAGGTAATAAAAACCAACAACCTCAACAACCAAAAATAGATTTATCACAGGCAAAAGAAATCACTTGTCAGAATTGTGGTGGTACTATTTTTATCAATGGAAATAAATTCCTTAAAATTCCTAAAATATCAGCAGGTACACCACAAGATGTTTTGATTCCCGTAGAAGTATTTCTATGCGGAGATTGTGGAGAACTATGTGAAGAACTATTGCCAAAGGAATTTAAAACCAAATAATGAATTCAAATAGTAATACTTTTTGTATTTTACCATTTGTTCATTTGTATGCAGAGCCAAAGGGTGAAATGAAACCTTGTTGTATAGCAGGTGGATTTGATATACCTTTGGATCTAAAAACAATGTCTATCGATGAATCTTTCAATTCTAATCAAATGAAAGAACTTCGTAAAGATATGTTACAAGGTAAACGAAATAAAGTATGTGATGTTTGTTATAAAAGAGAGGATACAACTGGACATTCACCACGATTGGATTTTAATAATAATCCTTTGTGGGTTCTTCCAACAATAAATGAAGATTATAGTGTCCCATCCCAATTTCAACATTTAGATGTTAGATTTTCTAATCTATGTAATTTTAAGTGTAGAATGTGTAATCATAACTTTTCATCAAATTGGTATGAAGATTATGGTAAGATAAGAGAAGAGCATCAACTTAAAGATTATCCAAAAATATTTAAGGTATCTGAAACAATTGCACAAGACTTAAAAGTGCATTTATCTGATATAAAAAGTATTTACTTCGCAGGAGGTGAGCCTTTAATCATGCCAGAACATTTTGAAGTTCTTAAATATTTGTATGATACAATGCCAATTCAAGAATTTCAATTAAGTGCAACCGAATTTTTTTCTGCTAGAAATTTATCAATTCACTATAACACGAATCTTTCAGTAATTAAATACGATGAACAAAGTTTAATTGATTTGTGGAAAGGATTTTATAAAGTATTTCTATCAATTTCGTGTGATGGTGTTAAAGAGGTAGGTGAGTACCAAAGAACAGGTTTGAATTGGAAACGATTTGAACAGAACTTAAATACAATAAAAAAATATGCCAATCCGAAAAATGTACAAGAACCTAGTACTGGTTTAAATTACAATTTTCAATATACAACTACACTTTGGAATGTTTACCATATTTTTGATTTTATAAACTATATGTTAGATAAGGAACATATCACAAGTTCCGAACATTTAGATTTTTATTACGCATGGGGACCTTCATTTTCTGCTTTAAACACTTTACCGAAAAATGAGAAAACCAAAATTATATCATTTTTAGAAACTGGTAGTGAAAAAAATAAACTTTCTGAAAAAACTAAAAGGGAAATTAAACAAATAATAGATTTTACTAATTCATTTGATGGGTCTTTTGAAGATGAGATATACAATAAGACAAGAGTATTGGATGAAATGAATAAAACTCACTGGTCAGTTCTAAAAGGTATTGATTTTGATTCATTAATTTCTAAAAAATAGATAGCGAAAGACTTGATAATTCCAATTTTTTTTCGTATATTTGTAGTATAAAATATATCAAATGGCAAAGGTAAGTTATTCTCAATACAGCATGTGGTCTTCTTGTCCACAACAATTCAAGTTGAACTATATTGATAAGTTAGGTGAAAGTTCGGCAAATATCCACACAATTTTCGGTTCTGCAATGCACGAAACCATACAACATTTTTTATCAGTAATGTATGGTGTGACAAAGAAACAAGCATTAGAACTAGATTTGGAGATGATGTTGAAAGATAAATTAGTAGAACATTTCACCAAAGAAAAAGAAAAACTAACCGAAGGTACTCCGTGTACTCGTGAAGAGTTGGAAGAGTTTTACGGTGATGGTAGACAAATTATCCAATACTTTAAATCCAAATTAGATAACCTATATACCAAGAGTGGATTTGAGTTGGTGGCAATAGAAATGCCACTAAATGCACAAATCAAAGAGGGTGTACATTTTATCGGTTTTATTGATATTGTACTAAAAGATGTATCAAGTGGCGAGATTATTATCGTAGACTTAAAAACATCTACTAATGGTTGGAACAAGTACCAAAAGGCAGATAAGATAAAAACATCTCAAATGTTATTGTACAAAAAGTTCTATTCAGAAAAGTATGATATACCATTAGAAAAAGTAAAAGTAGAATATCAGATTCTAAAAAGAAAACTTATGGAATCTACCGATTATGCTATTCCTCGTATTTCTAAATTCATTCCACCACATGGTAAACCATCGGTAAATCTTGCATGGAAGGGGTTTATGGAATTTGTAGATACCGTGTATGATGATGGCGGGTTGATTCGTACTGATAATTTCCCAACAAATAAAGGTAAGGCTTGTAATTGGTGTGAGTTTAAAACAAGAAAACTTTGTCCAATATGGCAATAATTTTCGTTTTTATATATTTGTATATATTTATATAAAATACATAAAAAGGAGAGTTATGGCAGAAACAAAATTAACCACGGTAAAAATCTTAAAAGATGTTTACTCTAAATTTAAAAGAGTTTCGTTTGATTCCAATATCACATTACAAAAAATTGTAAATCGTTCACTAGAACTATATACAAATGATGATGAGTATCAAACGAAAATTAATGAATTTACCGAACTGCAAGCAAGTGGTTCACAATTTTAAAAAAGTTATATAATGATAGAAGAAAAAGGAAAGAAAAAGATTCTTTTATTATCAGATGATTTAAGAATGACATCTGGTATTGCAACCGTTTCAAAGGAATTGGTTTTTGGTACATTTGAAAAATACCATTGGATACAATTAGGAGCAGCAGTAGAACATCCTGAAAAGGGTAGAGAAATTGATTTAGGAGAAGACGCACGAAATATTAGTGGTATTTCAGACGCTTCTCTTAAAATTATTCCATGGAGTGGATATGGTGATGCAAACATTTTAAGAGAACTTATGATGAGACATCAACCTGATGCAATTCTACACTTTACTGACCCTAGATATTGGAGATGGTTGTATGAAATCGAACATGAAATCAGACAAAATATTCCAATTCTATTCTACCATATTTGGGATGACCTTCCAGACCCTAAGTATAATAGAGATTATTATGAATCTTGTGATTGGTTGGGTTGTATTTCAAAACAAACGTATGGTATCGTAAATCGAGTTGGAAAAATTGAATCACCAACTAACAAGACACTTGAAGATTGGCAAGTTTCGTATGTACCCCATGGTATTAATTCCGAAACATTTAAACCAACTGAAGTACCTGCTGAATTCAAAAAAGAATTTTTTGGTGATAAGGATTATAAGTTCGTCTTATTCTGGATGAACCGAAATATCAAAAGAAAACAACCTTCTGATGTGATTTGGGCATTTAAACGATTTGTTGATGGACTACCTGAAGGAGATAAAGATAAGGTTTGTTTGGTAATGCACACTGCACCAATTGACCAAAACGGAACTGATTTATTCAAGGTAGCAGAAACTATTGCACCGGGATGTGATATTAAGTTCTCGGCTAATAGAATCAATCAACAACAATTAAATTGGATTTACAATCTATCAGATGTTACAATTAACATTGCAGGTAATGAAGGATTTGGTTTAGTAACTGCAGAATCAGTAATGGCTGGAACACCAATCATTGTAAATGTTACTGGTGGATTACAAGACCAATGTGGATTTAAGATTGATGGTAAGTATTTAACCGCCGATGATTATATTAAGATTGGGTCTCTACATGATTACCGATTGTGGGAAGATAAAGTAACACATGGTGAGTGGGTAAAACCAGTATGGTCAAGAACTCAATCAATGGTAGGTTCAGTTCCAACTCCTTATATTATTGATGATAAGGTAGATATTTATGAAACTGCAGAGGCAATTCGTTATTGGTACGATAAAACACCTGAAGAACGAAAGGCTGCTGGTTTGAAAGGTAGAGAAGAATTTTTGGGTGAAATGGGATTGAATCATAAAAATATGTGTCAAACACTAATTGATGGTATTGAAACCACATTCGAAAATTGGAAACCAAAAGATAGATTTACTATTCATAAATTAAAATAAAAATGAAAGTAAAAATAAAAAAATTACATCCTAATGCAGTAATTCCCACTTATGCAAAAAGTGGGGATGCTGGATTAGATTTTGTAGCAACTAAAGTAATAAGTGAAGAAACTTATTCAATCACATTTGGTACAGATATTGCCGTAGAAATACCTGAAGGATTTGTAGGATTAGTATTCCCACGTTCATCAATTAGAAAATATGAATTGAATTTAAGTAATTCAGTTGGTGTAATTGATAGTGGATATAGAGGTGAGTTACAAGCTACATTTAGAAAAACACATGGTGATGCATCAGAGACATATAATGTAGGAGATAAGATATTCCAAATGATTATTGTACCTTACCCACGAGTAGATTTTATTGAAGTAGATGAACTATCGGATACCGAAAGAGGTGAAGGTGGATTTGGTTCAACTGGAAAGTAATATGAGTAAACCCGTATTAGTAATTCGTTTTCCTGGTTATTGGAAAGAAGTTCAATGGGATATTTCTCGTAAAGCAATTTATGATAATAGACCATTAAACGAAGATTATCATGTGATGGTGCTGGTTGATAATGAGGTAGAAGAAGTAAAGTTTGAATGTTACAATTCTCCACATGAACTAGAAAAGTTAGAAGAAATTACAAAGTTAGTCAGAATGTCTATTGAAAGATGTTTGAGACAAGAAGAAGATTTAAGAAAAAAACAAAAAGAAAATGAGTAAACCATTATTAGTATTTCAAGGACCAGTTGCAACTAGGTCTGGTTATGGAGACCATTCAAGGGATTTGTTAAAATCACTTTTTGATATGGATAAGTTCGATATTAAAATCATTCCTACTAGATGGGGAAATACTCCTCAGAATCAGTTAGATGAAAGAACTGAATTAGGACAAAAGATTTTATCAAATATTATATTTCAGTTGACACAACAACCTGATGTTTATGTTCAAGTTTCGGTGGCAAATGAATTTAGAAAAGTTGGTAAATATAATATTGGAGTAACTGCAGGAGTAGAAACTACCGTAGCTCCAAAAGAATTTATTGATGGATGTAATCAAATGGATTTGGTTTTAGTTCCATCTGATTTTACCAAACAAGTTTTAGAAAAAACTTCTTTTGCTGAAACTGATAAAAGGACAGGACAAAAAATTAGAGATATTCAAGTTAATGTTCCAGTTGAAGTTTTATTTGAAGGAGTTGATACATCTATTTTCAAATCGGTAAAAACGGATTTCTTAAAGGATGTAGATACTGATTTTAACTTACTTTATGTGGGACATTGGTTGAGTGGTGATTTGGGACATGATAGAAAAGATACAGGTATGATGATTAAAACATTTTGCACCGTATTTAAAAATCTACCAAAGGAGAAACAACCTGGACTTATTCTAAAAACCTCTCATGCTGGATTCTCGGTAGGTGAAAGAGAAGATATTGCAAGTAGAATAACTGCAATTACAAAGGAATTTGGTGATAAGTGTCCTCCGATTCATTTAATATGGGGTGATTTAACTGAATCAGAACTAAATGAACTCTATAATGATGATAAAGTAAAGGCAATGATTTCATTTACCAAGGGTGAAGGATATGGTAGACCTCTTGCAGAATTTGCTACAACTGGAAAACCAATTATTGTTTCAAATTGGAGTGGACATACTGATTTTTTACCTCAAGTTAATACTATTTATTTAGAGGGTGATTTGAAAAATGTACATGAATCTGCACAGAATCAATTCTTATTAAAAGAATCAAAATGGTTTTATGTAGATTACACAAAGGCTGCTCAAGTCATATTCGATGTTTATAAAAATTATGATTCTTATCTTAAAAAATCAAAAGGATTGAGTGATAATATAAACAATAGGTTTTCTTTAACAAAAATGACCGAAGTATTTAAGGGCATTTTTGATAGGTATGTTAAGATACAACAAAAAGTAGAATTAGTATTACCACAAATTAAGAAATTGTAATGACATTTATAAAACAATACAAAGAAATTCTAAAACCAGAAGTTCGTGTATCTCGGAATGAAATCAGACCGAGAAACATATATAGAATATCTACATACAGGGGTAGTGATCCTATTACCAAGACTGGAGAAGAAACTCGTCTTGTTTTTGTAATTGGAAAAATTGGTACTGACAGAATTCATTGTATTAAATTAAATGATATAAGACCAATTTACTTTACTGAATTTATTAATAAATTAAGAGATAAAAGAATACCAGTTCCTCCAAATCCTCGTCTTGAAGATATTTTAAAAACTTTTTCAAAAGATGGAAAACTATTATTTGAAACTTACATAAAACGCAATCCAAAAATATATTCTCCTGTATTAGCAAATTACAGAGTTTATTTATTAAAAGATATTGTAAATGTGTTTGAAATCAGATTTGAAGATGAAATGTTACAAAAAATGTTTGGGGAAGGTTCAAATATAACTAAACAAAGAAGTGTCATACAAGATGAAGTAAATCAAAGAGATGGTGGGATTGCAACTACACAAACAAATGATACACAAGGTCAAAATATACAATAAATATGATTAGTATTAGTTACGCGATTACAGTTTGTAATGAAATAGATGAACTTACAAAATTATTAAATTTTTTACAATTACATATTAGGAAAGAAGATGAAATTGTAATTCAATATGATAAAGATAATTCCACTAACGAAGTTAAGGATTATCTTAATATAGTGGAAAAAATGCATCAAAATCACAAAGTGATTTCATTTCCTTTAAATAAAGATTTTGCATCATTCAAGAACAATTTGAAATCACATTGTACGAAAGATTATATTTTTCAAATTGACGCCGATGAAATTCCACATGAAGCACTTATTGAATATCTACCACAAGTCTTGGAAACAAATCCAGTAGATGTGGTATTTGTACCAAGAGTAAATACGGTAGAAGGAATTACACAGCACCACATTTTTAAATGGGGATGGAGAGTAAATGAAAAAGGTTGGGTGAATTTCCCCGATTATCAGATGAGAATTTATAAAAGAACGGATGAAGTTGTTTGGATGAACAAAGTTCATGAACAAATCACTGGTTATACAACATTCTCAAACTTCCCAGCAGAAGAATATTGGAGTTTGTATCACCCAAAGGATATCAAAAGACAAGAAAAACAAAATGAATTTTACGAAAGTATATAAATTTGTAAATGTGAATATTTTTTCGTATCTTTGTAAAAATAAAAAATAATTATGAAAATATTAGTGACAGGTGGTGCCGGATTTATCGGTATGAATTTGATAAAAAAATTATTAAAAGAAGGTCATCAAGTTCATTCATTAGATAATTATGAAACTGGGTTTAAAGAAAACCATATAGATGGAGCAACCTATATAGAAGGAGATATTGAAACTATATTGTATTTAGATGGTGATTATGATTTAGTTTACCATCTAGCAGCACTATCTCGTATTCAACCTTCATTTGAAGATCCAACTGAAACCTTCAGGGTAAATACCAATGGATGTCAAGTAGTTGCAGAATGGGCCAAACAAAAGAAAGTAAAAGTTATATACTCAGGGTCATCTTCTAGATGGCATGACCCATACCAATCACCTTATGCATGTTTCAAACACATGGGCGAGGAAATTTTTAAAATGTATCGAAAAGTTTATGAACTTGATGTAGAGATTTGTAGATTTTATAATGTGTATGGACCTGGAGAAATAGTAGATGGAGATTGGGCAGCAGTAATCGGAATTTGGAGAAGACAAGTTAGAGATGGATTACCTATCACAATAATAGGTGATGGTGAACAAAGAAGAGACTTTACTCATGTCGATGATATTATTGATGCACTTTACAAAGTAGGTATGAGTTCAGAAAAACATGAAGATGCATGGGAATTCGGAACTGGTATAAATTACTCCATAAACGAAGTGTATGAAATGTTTAAAGAAAAATTTGGAGTAGATAAAATTTATTTACCAGACCAGTCAGGAAATTATCGTAAAACTTTAAGAGAAAATGATGATACATTGGAAAGATTGGGATGGGAACCACAAAATAGATTGAAAGATTATATAAATAGTTTATGATAATTGGAATTGTAGGACAAGGATTTGTAGGTAACGCAGTTTATCGAAAATTCAAAAGTTATTACGAAGTTAGAACATTTGATTTAGATGTTACAAAAAGAAATTCAACATTTGAAGAAGTTTCGGAATCAGATTATGTATTTGTATGTTTACCAACTCCAATGAATAGAGATGGTTCATGTAATATTGATATTGTAGAAGGTGTTATTAAACAACTTGATGAGGTAGGTAAAACAAAAGGTATTGTAGTTAAATCTACTATACCACCAATGACTACCGAAAAGTGGAATAAGAAATACAAAACAAATGTAGTATTCAATCCAGAGTTTTTGACCGAGAGAAATGCTGTATCTGATTATGAAAATCAAAATAGAATTATCTTAGGTGGACCTAGACCTACTACAACTGAATTAAAACAAATATTCTCAAAAGTATTTCCAAAGGCACATATTATTAAAACCGATTCAACTTATGCTGAGATGGTTAAGTACACAACCAATACATTTCTTTCAGTAAAAGTTTCTTTCGCAAATGAAATTTATCAATTGTGTAATAAGGTAGGAGCAGATTACGATAAAGTAATTGAATATGCTACTATGGATGAAAGACTAGGAGAATCACATTGGGGAGTACCTGGTCACGATGGTGATTTTGGATTCGGTGGACATTGTTTTCCAAAGGATTTAGCTGCCCTCTTACACTTAACCAACGAATTAGGAACAATTAATAATGTTCTTTCTGCAACCCAACAAACTAACAATGAAGTTAGACAAAATCGAGACTGGGAAGGAATGAAAGGAAGAGCAGTTGTATGATGAACAAAATAACTTTCATTTACGCCCATGAAGGAGAAGAATGGTCAACTCCCATGTCACTTGCAAAAGAGTTTGATTCTATTGGATGGAATGTTGAATTTGTTTCCATTGGTTCTAATAGGTTGCAAAATTGGAATGATTCTCATATTAAAACTTGGTTAAATTCTGACCCACAAACTGATATTGTATTGTTCATGGATTGGGGTAGATTTGATTCAGTCTTTTTAAATAAAAATTTAGTAGATGCATTTTGGGTACAAGAAAGTGGAGATGACCCTCAAAACTTTGAAAGGAATTTTCCAAAATCAGAAAGATTTCATATAACACTTTCACCTGATGCAGATGCAACTGAAGAATATAAACGAAGGGGTAGAGATGCATATTGGTGGACTCATTTTGCAGATACTAGAGTTCAGTTTCCAATCCAAACTAAACCAGAATATGTTGCAGTAACCACTCGTGGAGTGGGTAATTCACAATTCTTGGATACAATTACTCAGCATGGAGATGGTTCTATTGGTAATAAAAATAATTTGGATTATAAACACCATACCGAATTTTTGAATAAAGGATTAATGGTAATTCAAAATTCAAGATTTGGTGAAATTACACGTAGAATATTTGAAGGAATGGCATGTGGTAAAATGATTCTATGTGATAGATTAAATGAATCTAAAAGATTACATGAATTATTTAGAGAAGGTGAAGATATTGTGTTCTATGATGATATAATTGATTGTGTAAATAAGATAAATTACTACACCGAAAATTCAGAAGAAAGAGAACGAATCTCAAAAAATGGTTATGAGGTTTGTTTAGAAAATCATACACAAAAACAAAGAGTAGATTTTATTATTAAAAAATGGAAAGAATGGAAAAACTCCCTATCTCAATAGGAATATTAGGCTGGAATAGTAATAATTCATCATTACCAAATACATTATTTTCTTATTTAAGAAATGGGTTTTTGGACATAAGCGATGATATTACAATATTCTTTCAAGAAATAAAAGAAGAAGATATTAAATTGGCTAATTATTTTAATATCAAATATATTGGTGCAGATACTAATGTTGGAATTGCAAATGCTTTTTATAAATTAGTAGAAAACTCAAAATATGAAAATTTCTTAATATTAGAACACGATTGGTATTTGCAAGAAAATGTAGAAACTACATTTAGTAGAATTTCATCTTCTATAAACTTATTAGATAATGGGTTTGATTGTATTAAAATGAGAAGTATGGTAAGACCTGGATTCACCGATTTTTCAGTAATACGGTATATGGAAAATCCATTAGGATATTTTGATGATGAATTACAATTATCATATCCACATTTATTGGATACCTGTCATATTTTTAAAGATATTCATCATCACTTTCCAAATGAAATATCACAAATGTACGATGGGGAATGTATGTATTACACTTCATCTTCAAGGTATGGAAATTATACAAACAATCCATGTATGTATAAGACAAAATTTTTCAAAGAAATATTAGAAAAGTTTTTGGGTGATAAAGACTCTTTGGAAGGATTAATATCACGCTGGTGGGCTCACCAAAATTTTAAAGTAGCACATTCGGAAGGTTTATTCACTCATTTTGATATTGTAAAATATGCACCATACTGGGATACTATAAATTATTACACGAAAGAAAAAGGAATATTACGATAGATAAAATGGAAAACCAAGCAAAAATAGCACTTCGTTTATCTGGATTAATAAGAAATTCATTTTTTTGTTTTCCATACATTTACAATTCTTTTTTGAATAGTGAATACAAAGTTGATGTTTTTATTCATACTTGGAATGAATCTCCAACAATTTCTTTATATAATCCACTAAAATTCAGATATAACAATATATGAAAAATAAAATTAAGTTAATTATATTTGATTTAGATGGTGTTTTAGTTGAGGCAAAAACCATTCATTTTGATGCTCTTAACGAAGCTCTAGGTGAAAAATACTCTATATCGTGGAATGAACATCTTTCAATTTATGATGGATTAAAAACATCACAGAAGTTGGATATGTTAAGTGAAAGAAAAGGATTACCAAAAGATGAGCATCAAAAAGTTTGGGAAACAAAACAAAAAATAACATTAGAAAAATTAAAGGAATTAAAACCAAATGAAAAACTCCAAGAAGTTATGGAGTTTTTATCTACTAAAAGATACAAGATTGCAGTATGTTCCAATTCAATTAGAAAAACAATTTTGACTGTTCTTTCTAAATTTGGTATTATGGAATATATGGATTTGGTAATATCAAACGAGGATGTAAAAAACTCCAAACCCCACCCTGAAATGTATTGGAAAGCAATTTCAATGATGAGTGTATTACCAGAACAAACCCTTATTGTAGAAGACTCACCTTATGGATTACTTGCTGCATCTCGTTCCAAATCACATATCCTACGAGTTAAAAATCCAAAAGAAGTTACAATACAAAATCTTGAAAATAAATTAAATGAAATTAATATGGGAGAAATACAATCAACACCAGCATGGAGAGATGAAAAACTAAATGTATTAATACCTATGGCAGGGGCAGGTTCACGATTTGAACAAGCAGGATATACATTTCCAAAACCATTAATTGAGGTGAGGGGGAAACCTATGATTCAAGTAGTGGTTGAGAATCTAAACATAAAGGCTAATTATATTTATGTGGTTCAGAAATCACATAGAGAAAAATATAACTTGGATACCTTACTAAATCTAATTACACCTGGATGTAAAATAGTAGAAACCGAAGGTGTGACCGAGGGTGCAGCTTGTACTGCACTTCTCGCCAAAGAACATATCAACTCCGAAAATCCATTATTCTTTGCCAACTCTGACCAATTCGTAGAATGGGATTCTAATGAATTCATGTATAAAATGAATGAAACTGATGTAGATGGTGGTATTGTATCATTTAGAGCAACTCACCCAAAGTGGTCATTTGCAAAAATAGATGAAAATGGATTAGTAACCGAAGTTGCAGAAAAGAACCCAATTTCAGATATTGCAACCGTGGGATATTATTTTTGGAAACATGGTTCTGATTTTGTAAAGTACGCAGAACAAATGATTGAAAATAACATTCGTGTAAATAATGAATTTTATGTTTGTCCTGTATTCAATCAGGCCATAGTAGATGGTAAACAAATTCGTACATTTGATATTCCAAAGATGTGGGGATTGGGCACACCAGAAGATTTAAATTATTATTTGGAAAATTATAAATAATTTCGTATATTTGTAAAATGAAAGTAGCATTGTTATTGTCTGGTTTGCCACGAAAAGTTAACGAAGGATATGAACACACGTGGAAACATATCATAGAAAACTATGATACTGATGTTTATTTACATGCTTGGAAGGATGAAGACTGGGAATTAGTACCAAAAACATACTCTAATGCCAAATCATTACAAATACAAGAACCATTCAAATTTACAAAATATAAAGAAGGTATAATACTACCTCATTCGGATACATCAAGACCTATACCACAATATGATGTTATGAGTTGTTTTAGACAACTACCAATGTTTTATAGTTGGCAAATGGGATAGAAACCATTATATGATTCAATGATCGAATATGATGTTGTAATTATAA